GTCGAGAAAGGTGGGTTGGCAGTACAGTATGCGGCGTCTGTATGGGTTACTACGGACTGGGCGCAAAGATGGCAAGTCGACAAGGGCGGTGACATCCCAGGACATGACATCCACATTACGGTGAAATGCTCTGCGCTTGGCCCACCCTATCGCCCATGTGTGTTGCCGCTTCGTTACGGCTTTGGCATCGACAACACACGAGACGTGATTACACAGGCCGAGAGCCTTGGGATGATTACGCGCGCCGGTGCGTGGTACAAGATAACGGACACCGAGGAAAAATCGCAGGGAATCGATGGCCTGGCTACTCTTCTCAAGGAAAAACCCGAGTTGCTAGTTTTGCTTGAGAAGAAGGTTCGCGAGATGCTACTGGCGTGAGGTTTGCGTGATGGATGCGGTTAGCAAGATTACCCTGTTCGTCGGCGGCAGCGGCGTATGGAGCGAGGCGTGGAGGCCAATTGCCGGGTGCGAAGGCACCTACGAAGTATCCGACCAAGGAAGGGTGCGCAGAGTTGAGACGGGACGGATATTGAAGACCTTTGCCGATCAGCATGGTTATCGGCTAGTGCGATTGTACCTCTGGGGCGAATCGACTACTCGTAAGGTATTCCATTTAGTTGCCGATGCTTTTCTGCCGAAGAAAGGCCCTACGGATACGGTAGTTCGACATTTGAACGACGATCCATTCGACAACAGGGTGTGCAATCTGGCGAGAGGAACACGACTAGACAATGCGGCCGATGCAATACGCAATGGCAAAAGTGCCCAGGGGATTACGCATGGACTGGCGAAGCTAACCGAAGACCAAGTGAGAGAAATTCGTCGGTTGTATGCCACTGGGAATTTCACGCAACGAGAGATAGCCCTGCAATTCGGCGTAGACCAAACAACGATATCTCCAATTGTCAATCGACAAACCTGGAAACATATCGCCTAACCTGGGGAGACAAGATGACGAAATGTACATGCGATGTTTGCGGAACTGAGATCGAAGCAGGAAAATTATTCGTCCATTGGCGCGACAAAGACATTTGCGGGAACTGCGCAGATTCCATAGCCTATCTGTGGGGTGGCAATGGCGCGCTATGCGACGACTGCGGGAAGTTCTCAAGCGAGCACCCCCATGACGGCTGCAAGTGGACATGGAATCGAGGCAAGGACGGTTGGGTAAACAAAGACAGGATAACGCAAAATGGAAATCCGCCTATTAAACGGCCAGACAGCCAACCTGCACTTGACGGGACACAAACGCCGATCTACTCCGGGGGAGAGCAAGTCCAGGCTACAATATGACGTAGGCGTTTGGTTGTCGCAGCAATATCCGTGCGATATGATCTATGAAGAGGTGAGGGTCCCGGTCGAGAACTTTGTCTTAGACTTCTTCATCCCTTCGCTGGGTCTTGTGATCGAGGTAAATGGGAGACAGCACGAAACATTTGTTCCGCACTTCCATGGCACGAAGCGAGACTTCGTATTGCAGCAACAGAGAGATAGACGCAAGGCAGAGTGGTGCTTGAAGAATGGTTTTGACCTAAGATTGTACACGGCAAAGGATATTCCTAATGGAAACCCTTGACGAGAGAATCACAAACTTCAAGGCGGAGATCGACAAATGGGAGACAAGTATACTCCGGTCTCCGAACGTCGATTTCGGTGTGCTCGAAAAGATTCTGGGGTTGGGAGTTGACGAACTCAATCAGCTAGACGCTTCCCGCGCTGCATCATACGCATATCTGTTGTCGCAATACGGCATGACCGTACAGTACGAGACGAATCGACTCAGGGCTTTCTTGGGATGGGCTCGCAAGATCATGCCGACCACATACATGACCGACAAGACGCGACTATCCAAGATGATGACAAGCGCAGAATACAAGGTAGAGAAAACAACTGATCTGTCCAGGCGAATCGACTCAATGTCGTACGCGATGCAGTTGATCGCGAAAACAAGGCAATAGGAGAAACAAATGGGAACAAATATTAGGGCGGTATTGGAACAAGCCTTCCACAAGCAGGACTGGGTTCCAGTTGTCCACGTCATTGAGGCACTAAAGGCGGTTGAATCGTTGTTCGGGGATAACACGCAAGAGCAATCCGATATGCCAGTTGCCTGTGCGCAAAGCACAAAGGAATGCCAGTGTTCCGGTGGTCCAGGAAAACTGAGCGGAAATTGCCAGATCAAGATGTGTGGGCACGAGGTAGAGGAACTTCCGATCTCCTCAACTGCTCCCAACATTTTCGGAGTGAAGATGACGCTCGTTAGCGATCCAGCGGATGACGCCGAACGTGCCAAGAACGAAGAACGGTCACGGCGCACCATAAAGGAGAAAAGATCGTCGCCCAAAAGATATTCTGTGAAATGCGCCACCTGCGCGCTGGAGTTTGATGTTACGGAGAGACCTCCAGCAGAGCTAGGAGTTTATTGCAGTACGTGCGTTCGCAAAGCCAGAACTAACCGCGTGGTGTAAGGCGATATTGGAATGGCCAACAACAAACCAACCCCATCAAATGTTGGGGCCGAACGGGCGGTACTCGCTGGCATTATCCGGCATGGCGCAGAATTGCTCCTTGACTTGTCCGAAATTCTGACGGCAAATGATTTTAGTCACCCAACACTAGCCAAGATATTCACCGTCTTGCGCAACATGGGGATAGACCACGAGTACGGGGTGTTCGAGACCCCGGTCATCATGGCGTCAATCTCGCAACTGGGAATCTCTTTCGACGGCAAGCCAGAACAAATCGAAGAACTCATCGACGGAATGAGAGAAAATGCCCCCGGCGTTGAATCTACTCGCGAGTTGGCCTCGGTCGTCGCTAAGCTCAGTATCGCGCGAAAGGCAGTTCATACTGCCCAGAACATAGCGACCATGATGGCTGGGGTTACGGGCGACGAAAGCATCGACACGATTCTAAGCACCATCGAAAATCCCGTGTTCGATTTGTCGAACAATATCATCAACACTGGCTCCGACCTGGTACAAATGGGCGCGGGACTGGAATCTCTCGCTCACGATCTGGCGGCAGCCAAGAAAGACATCGCTGGATTGCCGACTGGGTTCCCGAACTGGGACATTGCAATAGGCGGAGGGATGCGCCCAGGCACGGTGAACGTGGTTGGAGCCCGCCCGAAGGTGGGAAAGAGCACCCTGGCGATCAACATCGGCTATAACCTTGCTTTGGCTGGCGTGCCGGTACTATATCTCGACACGGAATTGACGACACGCTACCAACAATGCAAGCTGATCTCCAGACATGCAAACGTAGATATGACGACCCTTGAGTGCGGTAATTTCGACCCGGACTCTTTGTCGCATGTGTACGAAGAATTGCGTGATATTCCACTATCGCACCAAAGCATAGCCGGATGTTCTGTGTATAGCGTTTTGTCGATCGCGCGGAGATGGCTACTGAAAACGGTGGGGAGAGATTCGAGCGGGCATGTGAAACCGTGCCTGATAATCTATGACTATCTGAAGCTCATGGACGCCGCCGACCTGCGCGGAGACATGAAAGAATACCAAGTGCTTGGTTTCATAATGACACAGTTGCACAACTTCGCGTTGCGATGGGACTTACCGATCCTGCTGACCGTGCAGCTAAACCGCGATGGGCTAGGGCGTGAGGGCGGCGACGTGCTTTCCGGTTCGGACCGCATCCTATGGTTGTGTTCAAGCTCTACGTTACTGAAACGAAAGAGCCCGGACGAACTGATGGAGGATTCGATATCGAACGGTGGACACAAATTGGTAGTGACCGATACGAGATACGGCCCCGGAATGATGACTAGCGAATACATCAACGTTCAGACAAACCTAGCAATTGCCAAGATGGTAGAGGGCGCTCCGTTTTACCACACGACAAATTCTGTCGTAATAGATAATGCTCAGATTGCCGATCAGCCATGAGGTGACTTGTGCGAGAACACTTTCCGGGATTGCTTCGTCACTGCGACGTAACCTGCGGAGGGGGCTGGAGATCGACGGTTTGGACCATGCTAACCGAGTCGTTGGCAGCATCTGCCGATGTAAGATTCATGGAGATTAGTACCAAATACGGAGGATTATACGTGACGACATATTACGTGCCAGATCACGCCAGGGACGGGGTACTGGCGGCGATCCAAAAGGCAATTCAAACGTGTTCAATAACCTGCGAGGTATGTGGAAATGGCGGACACACTAGTGGATACATCGACGCCAAGGTGCGTTGCGACAAATGCGAAAACGCACGATTGCCGAGTTGTTCAGGAAGCTGCTATCCATAGGGTGCGAGACATCTTCCGTGCTCTGAATATAGATTTCGCAGAATCAGACGGATATCTCCGTGCCGCCTGCCCAATTCATCAGGGGGCGAACGACAGGGGGATGTACTGGGTATTCCGCACCGGACACTGGAAGTGCCTGACGCAACATTGTGAATGCGATCAAATTACCGGACCATCCAGCAGTATCTTCGGGCTAGTGCGCGGAACACTCTCGATTCGTACTGGCAAGGACATGTCGTTCAACGACGCTATCGAGACCGTGGCTGGCATCCTGGGGTTATCGGACGGGATGCTGCCAGAGTTTTCGTCCGTGGTCGATCTCACACCGCGAAGGCGCAAAGTATCCACAAAGTTGTTGCCAGTACTGAGAGACGTGCTAAAATTCCTGCGGCAAGACGATGTCTATTACCCGTTCCGTGGAGTACCGGTTGAGATTATCAGAAAATATCACATATCATATTGTGACAACCCAGCAAAGCCAATGTACAATCGAGCGTTCTTCCCGGTCCTCGACGAGAACGGAGAGTACGTGATGGGATGGAGCGGACGCATCGTATTCGAGCAATGCCAGCAATGCAAACACTACCATCATCCACAGGACAGTTGCGACAAATGTTGGACCACAAAGGCTAAGTGGTTTCACTCGTCGAACTTCAAGTCTTCAAACACCCTCTATAATTTGTGGCACGCCAAACCATTCATCTCAAGCTCCCGAGTTGCAATTCTGTGCGAGGGACCTGGGGACTGCTGGGGATGTGAGATAGCTGGGGTCAAGAATTCGGTGGCGATTCTCGGCAGCACAATCACAAAGCCACAAATGAATTTGCTACAAAAGAGCGGGGCTATTCACGTCGTCGTTTGTCTCGATGGCGACTCGGCAGGACGGAAGGGAACAGAAGGAATCGTAAAGAAGTTGGATCAGCTTTTCAACGTGCGTACAGTGGAATTACCGGACGGAACAGACATTGGAAGCATGACCCCAGAAAACGTGAGCAATCTGCTGGTTCCAGTGTTACAATCATTCGGAGAGCGCGGAATCAAGGCGATTGCGGAGATGACTAGATGACAATCCATGACCTGAAAGCGTTGCTTCCATGGGCCAACCTAGATGAGTGGCACCAACATCCAAACGGTGGCGGATGGGTAGAGAACACTGCCAGCGTTGACGACACCGTATGTGTGGGCGCAAATGCCATGGTACACGAGAAGGCAGTAGTACGAGACACCGTAATCATCAACGATCACGCAAGAATATCTGGCAACGCAATCGTATCCAACAGGGTTATGATCGAAGATTATGCTCAGATTTTTGACTACGCATGTGTGGGGGGATCAGCCAGGGTTGGCGGATACGCCATGTTGTCGGATACTGCCCAGCTATTCGGAACCGCCTGTGCGCTCGACCATTCCGCGATATCTGGAAAAACAAAGGTGTTCGGAAAGTCGCACCTGTTTGGCATGACCCACCTTACCGACGGAGAGTGGCCGAAAAGTCCACTTCAAATTCAGGGGACGCATTGTTTTATGCACATAGACGGACCGGGCGGGTCATTGCTGTGCGTAGATACGGAACGACATCCGTACAGTTGGTGGTTACAACATGGGGAGCAATCGTTCATCGCTCGTGGTATGGATGCCAAGCAGGTAGAAGAATACCTAGCGTATGTCAGACTGGCAGCGCGGTTATACGATCATCCACAGGAGGTGGCGACATGCCCGATCTCGTAGTATGCTTGGTGGGTTGTCGTCAGGCCGGAAAGACCAGCGCCGCTATGTATTGTGCCGGACAGGCGCTCGGCTCGTCGTTCAGTATTCACAAAATAACGAGCGAGCTTCTGATAACGGATCGTCTATCGCAACTTGGAAATCATAGCGTTTCACCGCAGGCTTTCAACGCCACGTATCCAAACTGTGATATTGGAATCTATGCCTTCGCCGACGCACTGAAGAGATTTTGCATCGATGTCTTAGGGTTGTCGGAGACACAATGCTATGGAAGCAACTGCGACAAGAACACTGAGACAAAGATTAGTTGGGCAGAAGCGAAGGATTTGGGTGCAGACCAGAACCACGAGCACGAATCGTCCGACTTCATGACTGCGCGCGACGTGATGGAATGGTTTGGAACCGGGGTAATCAGACACCTGAGATCAACGGCGTGGCTAGATGCTACCGTGTCGCAAATAAAGAAATCGAAGGCCCACGTAGCTATCATAACTGATTGTAGATTTGAGAACGAAATCATAGCAATCAGGGAGAGTTTCCAGAACACGCTGATCATCAAGTTGTTGCGCAAGGTGGATGACGGACAGCAAACTCCCACAGATAGATCGGTTGCGACGATTCCGGCTTCACTCATCGATCATGTTGTTGACAATACTAATATGATAATGAGCGTGAAGAATCGCAAGGTGCATCGCTTGATTTTCGGTGCCTGGGGGAAAGCAATTCCATGGTAAAACCACTACGTATATCAGCCAGCGACGTAGACGCCCACAAGATATGCTCGTTTCGCCATCATTTGTCGCGAGTCTTGCACATACCGTCGATACCCGGCGATGCCATGCTTCTCGGTTCGGCTACCCACCAGTGCTTGGAGTGGATCGGAAGATTTGCAATCGCCAAGCGCCCGATCATCAGTCTACCACGATTAGCGGAGTGGGCTTGGGATACTGTGGTCGGATTGCGTATCCCAAAAATGAAACGAGGGAATCTTCAAACAGCGGCATACATAAGGTATCTGCGTAACATCGATACTGTGCTGAATTCGTCGCTTTCTCCACTTTTGCTCAATATTCTGGAAGTGGAAACCAAATGGGAACTGGAAACCCCACGAGAAATATGGGGAGAGGTAACGTTTAGCGGAATTTTCGACCTGGTACACGAGATAGACAAAGACACGATCGAGGTTGTTGACTGGAAAACTGGGAAGTGTCGCGATTTTGTGACGATGAAGGACCGCGACATGTACGACCTCCTGCTCGCTGTGCAGCCGCGTATGTACCACATGGCTGCAACTTATTTGTTCCCAAA